ATCCAATTCCTACTTCATCGTAGTCTTTGGTTCACTATCGAACCCAGTAAAACGCTTACCTCGGATTGGTTGCTAAACAAAAAAGAGGAGCCCCAAAGCATGTAAAAAACCATGCAATAAGTTCGTTATTCAAAAACGCTCTTCTGAATACTTAGTATTCAGTTTTGGGAATGGCTTCAAATCCACCCCATCTGGTAATGACTACTTCATTGATTTGGATTTAGCTTTCGCTACATCTTTTTTCAATTTCTTTTCGTCTTTAACCACTTTCTTAACATCTTTCTTAACTTTCTTCGGTTCTTTATCCTTGAATGCGTTAGCACCCATGGCTAAAGCCTTAAGTCTCGGATCGGGGATAGCTTTCGCTAAAGAAGTTAAGGCTGGAGCAGCAGCATTACTAATAGATTTTATACCATTAGAAAACCACTCTCCTAAAAAATTATATTTTACTTCAACTCCAATTGGGGCGCGATTAATCAACTTCGAAAACAATTCCAAAGCTGCATAATCACACTCAGGTGAAGGATGAGCAAAATTAGCCAAAGCACTAGCTGAACTAGGGAACACTTCTATAAATAGACGATAATTCACTGTCAGCGTACTTAAGGCATTTAACCCAGTAAAAATTGCTCCAGTTTGATCAAAATTAGTATAATTATTGTCAAGCGGAAACAATAAGCCTGTTGTTGGAGTAGTGGTTGGTGCTGGTCTCGTTCCGAGCCCATAACTGAAATAATTACCACCTCCCAATTGGCCTTGAGCAATTGTATAATACATTGGTTGTTCATAACTGACAACATGTGGAGGCACGTCAGTCTGATTTAAAGTGTTAATTACGTAACAACCCTCTTCCGCAGCCCATTGACGCGAACTGGGTAAGCGTAATGCTTCGGAAGCAGAACCAGGTGGCCCCGGTGTCATAAGGGTAGAAATATACCCAAATTCAACTGGTGTTACCGCGCCTTCTACCCATGCGGTAGCTTGAGCACTATCAACATTTGGTTGAGGCTGCTTGTACACACAAACTGCTCCTTGTTTATTCAGTTCAGATGAGGTGTTATACACCTCAAACCCTTTGGAGACAACTCTCCATGGGTCCTTAAGATCTGAAGAAGTTGGTGTTAATGATTGACCCGCCAACGGGCTATTATCAAAGGGCCCAACATTCCCCGTTCCTCCCTGAAAGGAATATATACCTAGTCCTCCCATAGTACCAGATATTACTGGTACGGCGGTTCCATTGGTATTAAATACTCCCTGTGGAGCGGCACCTGAAGAACTAGAATTACTAGTATATTGTACAATCGGTGCTTTACTATTTAAAGAACCAAACATTGGCCAGTCAATTATATGACAATCCCAAGTAGTACCTGCGGTTAAACCCGCGGGTGCAGAAACTTGAGCTGTTAATGTTAAGACTTGCCCTAATGAATGACGCCCTTCATTATCAGGCCACCCTTGAAAATTCACCTCACGATCGTGAAATGGATCGAAGGCGGCAATAATGGCTTGTTTGCCTGGCTCTGTGAGTCCCATTTTTCCCGCTATAACGTCTAAGATTTGCTCAGAACGCTTAACGTCCCCACGAAGGGGGTTTGAGCCCATAGTGCTTTGAGACATGATACCAGTTTTAATATAAAAACTGGAATTTTAATTAATTTATAATTTTCTATGTAAAACAAAAGTAACGAATATAAGAAAAAAAGTTTGTATAAATATTGAAAGATTTCCTAAAATTGAAAATATATCTACAATATCCATTTATTATCTAAATTTAAAAAGGCTGATAATTTACTAGCTGACCTTTTTCTTATATTTAGGACAAACCTTTCAGCTGTTGTGAGAATACTCTCGTAACCAAAATACAAATAGTCCAATTCCTTATCAGATAAACGCATACACATTATCTGATCCATTGTAACTATAGTATTAAATTTCCCTACGAAAAATTCACCAGTTAATTCATGTTTAAATCGCCTATAAAGATACTGTTCAAAATCCAATAACATTTTAATGAATTCCTTATCTGACCAGCATTCTATTCGGTATGCGAAAACTCGCATTAAAACCCACCGAGGATCGGGATTATCATCACCTATCATTAGCGAGCTAAACATTTTATTTCTATCCATCAATGGTAACCAAACCTCATTTACTTTAATAAATCGGGTAGAAAGAAATTCTGATTCAGTAATATCTACAAAACCAGAAGTTTCCTCAGTAATAACCATTCCTAGTTCCTTATAGTAGCCGTACATTTGATCAAAATTAATAAATTTTGTATCAATTTCACGCACACCTATTAGAACATCATCTCCTATTATTGCCGCTTGAATTATTTCAACGCAATTAAAATAGGTTGGTTCTAAATTACTATCAACCATTCTTCTGTAATACATATAAGACACTCCAATTATACTACTCAAGGTGTTATCTATGATTGTGTTAGCTTGGCCGGATGTATTGCCGACTTGCTTCATAACCACTTCACCCTGCTCTAAAACTAATAATGAGTTTTGAATATTAGCATAAATAAAATCAAAAATTTTGATTAAACTTTGCCTATCCTCAATATTAGAATCTACGCACTCATAACGAAAATTTTTTATTAAGTCCGTGAATACGTGAGAAATTGTTGTGTCAAATTTTTCACCGTCAATACTGAGGACCTTTTTATGGTCCCCAAAACTATTAACTAAATTTTGCCACCCTCTTCG